TTGGATTTTCTGGAGTTTCCTCGTTCATTGGATCTGTAACAACGAAACCTTGGAAAATATAAGAACGTTTCTTCCAATATTTTCTTCCAATGTCTTCCATTGATGGATCTTTGAACCAAGGACGTATCTCAGCATGAACTGGACACGTATCGCCCCACATTTCCACACACGGAACTTGTACAGTAACTGGCTTAGATTCATCCCCACCTTTTACACCAGGGAATTGCATCTTGATAATTTGACGTTCACGCCAGAAAAATGTATTTGATTGATCCGCATCTGGGAGAAAACGAATAACTGATGTTGAATCAGTATCCATATTCCAGAAAGGATAGATTGCGTCTACCCCACGATTTGCGTTGGCATTGTCTGCCGATTTTGAGTCTTGTGCAAGAAGTTTTGCACGTATTTCTGCTAAAGTTGCCATTATATTTCTCCTATATTAGCCTGTATTAGTTTTATATTAGCCTGAGTACATAATAAGATATAATCAAACATGTACTAAGTATACTTATCTTTTATTGCAAAGTCAAGCGTTAAATACGAATTTTTTGAAATTTTTTTGTGGGTAAAAAAGGGGCGCCTAAACGCCCCTATTTTATTGATTTTTTTGAATATTATCTATCGAAAATTGGTGTCGCTGATATAACATTTGATCCTACATTTGATACAAGAACGTCTGTTGGATACTTTCTTATGATAAGAGGTTGCTCTTTAGTTATATAAACTTTACCGATAGACACATATGGATTTGTAGATTCGTCATATGGCTGAGTTTTGTCAGTAAGTTCTTTATGTTCGATATACTTACCTTCAGTAGTTACAGATTCTTTTGCCCAAGATATATAAACTCTCTTAGCATCACTTACTGTAGTTTCTGTAGTTTTAACAAACTCTTGTTCGCCTATTATTGTTATTATCATTTTTAATCCTTACGCCGGTATTTCGAACTTATCAAATGCTTCTGCTAACATAGAATCAAATTGTTCTTCAATATTTTGTTTAACAACTTGTTCGCCCTCTGTAGCAGTTTTAGATAACTTCATTAGATAACCTGCAAGTTTTAATTTGTCTTGTGTTAAATTTGTACCATTACGAATATCATCTGCAACATCACCTAAGAAGTTTGACAATTCAGCCGCTCTATCATGACCTTTATTCTTACGTTTCTTGTCATCTTTAGAATCGACATCTACACGGTGTGCTAAATCATCTATCTGTAAAGCAAGTTTCATTTTCTTTTGTTCTTCTGCTTCATCTTTAGAACGAGGATCAACATATTGTTTTTTAATTTTATCAAAATCAAAACCATCAGTACGTGCTGGGAAATAGATACGATTCATCTTTTCGCCTGTCTTTTTATCCTTTGCAGTAATTATGCTCATTACTGATTGAATTTGATTCATGCGATTATCTTCCATTTCTTCTTCGTTGATACGATGAATTAATGGTAAAACTTCTCTTAATGATTCTTCAAAAGTTGTTTTAGTGAATTTCTTAACGTAATTGTCTACTGTATCTTCTGTAATCTCAGCTTTGTTTTCTTCTTGCTCTTTAATAGCTAGTTTTTCAACAAATGCCTGATATCCTTTTGCACCTTGAATACGTTTAATAGATTCTTTAATTGATTCCATTCTACGTTTTACATTTAGTACAACTGAACGATTGTTTTCGTTAACAAGTGATTGTTTGTTAACAACATTCATAAACTCTTTTAATTTTGATAAGTTTGTTGATAGTTCTATAATCGATTCACCCACCATGTCGCTAGGTACACCACCATGTGCTACGTGTCTCGCCATTGCTCTTGCACCATTCAAATGTTTGAATGGATACTTGAAACGTTCACCTTCTGCATTTTCAACAAAGATTGATGAAATGTTACGAGAACGTGCTCCACGTTGCTCCTCGTTTACTGGCGCACGGTGTTTGACGATTAGTCTTACATTTTCCAGTGTCTGGCGACTAGTACGTGAAGATCCTTCTAATTTTGACATACCTTCATTGAATACATCACTCATAGTCTGCTCCTTATTTTTGTCTATTTTGTAAGCATAATTTTTTGGTTCGATATGTCTTCCAAAAGACCTAACATCGAAATCTAACATATACTCACGTGAAAGATTTTTAAGACTGTTCATTATTTTTTCTGCTTTTGGTTTATCAATATCAACTCCTTCTCCAAAATGAAGTTTGACTTCTTTTGAAGACTCGTCTATTGATACCATCATGTTTGGTTCATCAATATAAAAAAATCGTGCATCATCTGGATTAGATACACTTTTGCCGTTATCGGCATCATACATTTTCAAAGAAAGACCGTTTCCTTGAATATATCGCATTATTTTTTCTGCTATTGTTGAATAATTTACAGCCATTTTATAAATTCCTTATAGATGTATTTATCAAATTATCACAGGAAGAGGGTCGTTGTAATTATCGTCACTATCTAGTGATTCTCCTAATGTCTCCATAAAATCTTCATCGAATCGTGATATTACTTGTATTTGTCGTATACATAAAAGTGTTGCTGAAACTAAATCGTCTGTTTCCCCCAATTTTGCCTCGAAACTTTTACCTTTGGCTATAAATGTTTTTAATTCTCTGATTAAATTTCTACTCAGAGGTACCATTTTATCACTTTCCATCCAAGATTTCATTTTCATACATGCAGTTATTTTTGTTTTATATGATGTAGTAAATCCTTTTCTGATTGCTTTTTGAATTCCTCTTTTCTTTGGTTCATGTAGAAATTCACCTGGAAATTTATCTTCATCCATTTCTTCAATTACAATTAATGATGCCTCACCTAATGAGTTATTTTCAACTGACCAATATATTTCAGGATTGTTATTTCCAAGTTCGGTCATTTCATCTTTTATAATAGATAATATATCATGCATAGTTTTTACTTGACCTCTAACATCTGTACGATTGCTTTGCCATTCAGCAACTTGTACTAGTTCTGGTAAAGACCAAACTTCAATAGCTGAAAAGTCTCCTCCAGTACCCATAGCAGGATCAAGACCAACTACATAAGTAGAATTTTTATTAATTTTTTCATACCATCTCACTTGACCTGTTTTATGTATTGGTTCTTTTCCTTTTAAGTGAGAAAGTTTTATACTATCAACAAGTGTTTCATCAAAGGCAATAAATTGGCATTCATGTTCACGCAAAAATCTTTCCTCACCAACACGTGTTCTTTCTTCTTTTGCCCATTCATTATCTCTGTCAGGATGTTCGTCCCATATTGCTTTGAAGGGTTTAAATCCATTTATACCTGTTTCTTTTTCATTACCATTTTCATCTATATTTTTATTGGCTCCACTCCATATAAGAGCAAATTGGTCATCATCTAAGTTTGGCGTAGATGTAATAATAGCCTTACCACCTGTTGCTAGTGTAGGAGAAATTGAAGTCCAAAATTCTTTTGCAATATTAGGTCTTACAAATGCAAACTCATCACAGTATAGCAAAGAAATAGAAAGACCACGACCTGTATTTTCTGTAGTTGCTTGTGCGATAATACGTGAACCATTATCAAACTCCAAACTTCCTTTGTTGTAACTTGTAACACCTGCTCTAATATGGTCTGGACATAATTCATATGCATGTCTAATTCTATGCATAATTTCTTGGGCACCAGAATATTTGTGAGCCGCAATTAAGATAGTTTGGTCAGGATTGAACATTGCATACCATAATAGATATCCAGCCGCAGTTGTAGATTTTCCCATTTGTCTTCCAAGCATGGAAATAGAAAATCTATAATTATGATAAGAATGCAATAAACCTTTTTGAAATGTATAAGCATCATACGTCATACTACCTCTTGTAGGATGCTGAATCTTAAAATAATTATTTAAAAAATAAAAAGGATCATTTGCACATTTGCTAAAATCTAATAATTGTTGATTGCTAAATTGTGTTTTTTGATATGCTTTTTTTGTTAAATCTGCCATAATTAAATACTCATTTAATTATATTTATGCATAAAAAAAGCAGTCCAAAAGAACTGCTTTTATGGTAACTAATTTAGATGAATTATTATTTGTTTTCTTCGTGTTCATCATCCATTATTGGTTCTACATCACTTGGAAGTGTATCATGATCCTCATCTAGTGGTTCAACCCATTCAATGTCATCATGATTATGCATATCTGCACCTGTTTCATATAATGCTTGTGTATGCATATCATTTGTCCAATCTGATGCATGAGTATCATAGTTCACTTGGTCTTCAGGAACATATGCCCATGTCATAGCTGGTGCATCATCTTGATTATCTTGGTGTTCCAATAACTCTTCCATAAGGTCACGTGCATTTTTTCTTTTATCAAGTTCAATTCCACATGCTCTTCCTTCTTGTTCTAGCATATCTTTGACGTTTTTCTCCATCTCAGATGCCTGATGCTGAAGGTCCTCCATCATCTGTATCATCATCTCTTTATCATACATGATTGTCTCCTCTTTACCTTAGGTGGTAATCTAGTTGTGCATAATTGCACTAGTATTTATTGGATTATAAAGATTATTGTGCGTTTGAAGATGATTTATTAGACATCATCTTATTAGCAACTGCCGACGCTCCAGCACGTGCCGCCGTACCTTTGATGCCTTTTTTCAACAATGCACCACCGACTGCTTTCGCTACTGGTGCCAACACTGCTAATGGGGCTATTTCATCAACTTGTTCATCTGAACTCGTTTTTTCGATGTTTGCTAATTTTTGTAATCTATCTAATTCAGATTGTAAGCCTGTATCTTCTACTTCTTCGGAATTTTTTTGTTCACTAGTTGATTCTACCATACCTAAATCATCTAATCTAGTTATGATCCAATCCATTGGATCTCCGTCTCTAGCTTTTTGTGTACCATAAGGCATTTCATCTGAATAGTAATCAAATAAGTCTTGATATAGTTCTCCATCAAGTTCCATATCGTCTATACTTGATACACCATGTTTGGCTAAGATTGCTTTGACTTCATCTGCTTCAAAACCTTCTTCGATTGATTCATTTTTCTTAAGTTTGTTTTTCTTACGGAGTAATTCAGTCATTTCATCACTACTCTGAATCTGGTTTGCTTTTTGTGGATCACCGTCGTCTTTGGCTTTCTTTGCCATGTCTTTTAATTTTTGAATTTGTGCTTCGACTTTATCTAAACTGCCAGGTGTTCCTACTTTACCTTCTTCAACTTCTTCAAACTCATTCATTAAAGATTCAAAGATTTCATTTTCATCTAAAGAATATTCTAATGGATTATCACCTCTTGAAGGTGCTTTATCTAAACTTTTCTTTTGTTTTGGAATACTTTCACCTGATTTTTTTGAATAGTCATCTAAATCTAACTTATCGTTAGCTGGTGTTGGTTGGTATTCATTTTCTTCTATGCTTTCATCACAACCACATGATGCGTCCTGCATACCTGCTAAATGCATCATACGTAAAATTTCGTCTGAATGTTCTGTGCTTGTGTTTGAAGTAGTGACTGACTTACCATTATCATCAGTAACAGTTAAATTGTAATGCTTACTCATTTTTCATCTCCTGAGATAACAGAAGGACTTGATTTTTCTTCCTTATCCATTTGTTCAGGTGCTGGGTCTCTTTTTTCTTTTGGACTTAATTCATTTTCTTTTGTTTCCATCTCTTTTGGTGTAAGAGTTTTTAAGAAATCATCGATAAATGTACGTCCATAGTTTTTACCTGCATCTGATTCTGATTTTTCTTCGGAAGTAAGTAAAGGTTCTGCATTTTCATCTTTATCTTCTTCCTCTGTTGGTTCCCATCCTTCAGGATGTACTGCAACATGTTTAATATGCATACACAATTGGTCTGCTAATTGTTGACGTAAGATATCGGCTGATACAGGGTAACCTGTAACAACATCAATCTTAGATACTTCTGAATTTTCTACATCTTTAAAGAACATAGGATTTTTAGAGATAGGTGTTTTTGATGTTTTAGACATATTTCTTAAATCGTATTTGCCTAAAAACTTTTCAATTCTATCTTCTGCGTTTTCATCTATATCACAACAAAAACGTAGAGTCATTTTATGCTCTTTTTCTGATTCTGTTAAAAATTCTTTAAAACTTTTCATGTTGTACTCCAACGTATAATCTTATTTATCATTTTTGTTTATTTTTCTTTATTTTGTTCTTTAACCTCGTCTGCTACCTTCTGTGCAGAGGCGATTCTTTTCAATAATTCGTTTCTATCTATGTTTAGAGAGCCTTCAGCGGTGATTTCCTCGTCTGTTTTACTAGTATCCCTATCTTTTTGATGATCCAACTTAGCTTTTTGCAGTTGTAGATTAATCATACGTAGTTTTCTATCTACTTTACTGTCTTTTGCCTCTTTTGCTGTTTTTAGTAGCTGATTTGCTGTTTCTAGTATCTTTGCACCTGCATGTACTTCGACATTCATACCTAATTGTAGTAAATCTTCAAATGTTTTCAATGCTTTAGCATGAATATCATCCATTTCTCTATCATGCTCATTTAAGTCTGTAACAACAGGCAAAGCCGCATCGATTTTTTCAGTATTTTCGATTTCAGTATTTAATAATTCTGTTATTTCTTGAGATTCTTCAATAGTAGGAGTATTAGTATCTTCTTCATCTTCGGCAGATATATTAAACGTTTCTTCTAGTTTCTTGGTCATTAGTTAATACCTTTCATTATTCTATTTATATTAACTTCTAACATTATTTTTTCTTTCGTCTAACAGGCTTGGGTTTTTTAGTGTTTTGATATATATCATTCTCATTAAGGACACGAAAACGCATACCTTTCTTTTTTGCCCAATGAGTTGCCGCATCCCATTTAGCATAATTCTGTACAACTGCCATTTTATCAGTACGTCTTCTTGCAAGGTCTGGATTAGATTGTGTAGCAGGTTTTATTTCTATTAATTCTGCATTTTTGTTTCCTTTTTTGTCCATATATACTATTACAAAGTCAGGAACATATGCGGTTACTTTTCCATTCAATGGATTTTGATATGTTATCTTGCAAGGTTCACTAGCCCAAGCAACTACACTTGGATTATCATCACAAAAATTCATAAAAGTAAATTCCCAACTACTTCTAAAGGTAGGTTCACCCTTACCAGAATACTTCTGTGGGTTTTTTATAGTATATTTTCCTTTATGATATTTTTGTCTCATTCAAATATAGCCCTTGCGACATATTTATTTGGTGTTTGAGGTTTTATTTTACCTGTTTGATAACCAAATCGCAAAGTGCTATTAACTATGAATGAACCCAAGTCGTTGAGTTTGAAATCAGTACCGATTTCATCGACTAGATTATATGGACTTAAACCGTAAGCCCTTGAAACATTGACTAACTCTCTAGCAAATACGTTGGCTTTTTCTTCTGTAAAACCTTTTTTTGTTAGTTTAGCTTTTAGTACATCTATATCAAACGCCATTATCTAATCCCATTTGTTAAATTTTTTAAATTAGCAATGCTTGTTTGTGCATTGTTTAAAACTGTGCTAGTAGAATTAGCATTTAAATTTGAAGGAACAGTTGTAGTTTGTATTTGACCACCACTGACTGTTCTTGATTTATTAATTCCGTCTCTTATTATATCGCCTGCAACACCAAATCTACTTGTTGATGTTCTGCCATCTAAACTTCTTAAAGTACCTATGTTAGTATTTCCTAAAATACCTTGTGCCGCTGAATCTCTTATGTTACCCCAATTAATACTTCTTCCATTAAAGAAAGCATTTACTAATTCATTTTTTATTGCATTACCAAATTGACTTCCACCGTATGTTCCTGTTCCACCATCATATGTATTTCCCGTTACTGCAAAGTCTGCCACTTGAGGATATTTTGTTTCAGGTACGAAAGGATCTCTAAATCTAGATTCAGTTGGAACTGCCTCTATAAAATTATGTCTTGAAATAGCTTCTTGTATTTCTTGTCTAATTAAATCAGCCGCCCCGTCCGCATCTGGACTTGTAGTTGCCGAGATAGCTAACTTATTATTAAGTTTCGATAATTCGTCTAATTTTTGTTGATTTATAAGGTTATTTTGAGCAGTAAATTTTTGTCTACTGTTTATTGCATTTTCATAATTTGCATTAGTATTTGGAACAAAGGTTTCGTTACCATCAAATACACTTGGTCTAATTAGGTCATTTAATTTATCATTTAATAAATCTGTTTTATATGTAGAATAGTCACCACCTTGTATATCACTTATAGCAGTTTCTACATCTAATGGAAGCCCATCCATCAACCAAGTTGGGAATGTTACTTCATCTGACATTGAACCGAATACAATATTTTCTGGTTGAAGACCTATTTCTATTGTTTTAAGTTGTCCATCTGAATAGTCACTAGGACTAAATGTTATATTAGTTACAATAGGATTAATTAATTCAATCTTTTGTATTGCTCCAGACCTTGGAACTGTTCTATCATTTTGAGAAAATTGACTTTCACCTCGTGGGTCTAATGCATCTGTATTTGAACCATCAAGATTACCAAAGAAATGAAATATTACTACTTTCTCTAAACTATTATGAAATGCTTTGCCTTTATTTGAAAATTGTCTTCCTTGAACTGTATCTGGATCTGCATTTATTTCTTGTTCAATATTTGCTGAATCTGTTTTCATTCTTCCATTTTTGAAAAATTGTTGATATAGACCTTGTGCAAAATTAAACATTTGCCCATCAACAACATCATACATTGATAATTGAACTTCTGGATAATCAACACGTGTAGGAATATATACACGTTTTCCGTATCTATCTACAGGAATAGTAGTAGTGGCAACTGAAACACCACTTATACCTTTTGCAAATCTATTGAATGGAAGTTTT